CCGAAGTCGAACGACGCCTCGCGGACTTCCGCTCGCCGAAGCGCGACCGCTCGCCGATCTATGATTGGGCACGCCGGAACATTGTCCTGCCCGACTCCTACGCGACGCCGGGACCGTTCAACGTGCGAATCTCGCCGTGGCTCATTCCGATCTTCGACGCGCTTCAGAACCCGCTGATCCGGCGCGTACACTTCCGCAAAGCAGTCCAGATCGGCGGCACGCTAGTCGCCGACATCTGGGTTCCGTGGCTGATCTGCAACGACGCGGGACCGATCTCGTGGACGATGCAGACCGACGAGATGATCGACCGGCACGCAAAGTCTCGGCTGAATCCAATCTTCGAGGCGTGCAAGCCGGTCGCGCGAATGCTCCCGAGATCGGGACCGCAGCGCACGACGACCGAGATTTACTTCGGCGGATTCTTTTTCATTCTCAACCCGGCGAACCTTTCGTCGCAGCAGTCGCAGTCGATCCGTTACAAGATCAACGACGAAATCTGGCTTCCGAAATGGCAGGACGTCTACGGTCACGCAGTCGCCCGCGTCAGTCGCTTCGAGGAGGTGGGGCGCTCGAAAATCTACAACACGTCGCAGGCTCCGGTCATGGACATCGAGACGGGGAACGTGGAGGACACGTCGTTCCGTCAGGGCAATCAGCAGGAGTGGTCCGCAGAGTGCCCGTCGTGCCGCAAGGTTCACCCGGTCGCGTTCTCGCTCGGGAGGGACGAGGAGACGAAGATCCGCGCCGGAGTCGTCTGGGACATCGAGGCAAAGCGGGACGACGACACGATTGACGTAGCGCGCGCGGTCGAGTCCTGCCGCTTCCGTTGCCATTGCGGGCACGAGACGCCGGACAGCGACGCGACCCGCAACGCGTGGAAAAAGACCGGTCGCTACGTTCCCCTGCGCCCGGACGCGCCCGCCGAGTTCGCCTCGTTCCGCGTTGAGTCTCTCGTCTCGCGACCCATGCGTCTGCTCGTCGAGGAGTTTTGCGAGGCGCAGAATCACCGGATCAAGCAGGGTGACGACAAGATGCTGATTGAGTTCCGCACGAAGCGGGAGGCGCGACCGTGGATCGTCGAGAAGAAGGTCGTCAACCTTTTCGTTAGGACGAGTGACTACTCGGTCGCGACGTTCGCGGCTGGCCAGCAGATTGAAAACGAGGTGATCCGATTGATGGCAATCGACCGGCAGAAAGATCACTGGTGGGCGGAGATCGGCGCGTTCAGCTCGGCGACCGGCACGACCTATAAGCAACTTTACTTTGGGCGAGTAGAAACCCGAGATCAGCTCCGGCATCTTCAGCAGCGGTACAAGGTACCGGACACGTGCGTCGCTCAAGACAAGGGGTATCGACCCGCCGACGTTGATCGGGACTGCGCTGAGTTCGGGTGGCGAGGCATGCGAGGACACGCGCGCAAAACGTGGACGATGCGGGACGATCACAGCGATACGCTGGTCAACTTCCCTTTCTCCGAACCGCGGGTCAGCGACTACCGGGGCGGCGACGTGTACTACTACGATTGGTCGGGCGACTACTTCAAAGACCTGCTCGCGAACGCGCTCGAGGATCGAGGTGATCTCAAGTGGCTGCTCCCGGCAGACGTGAACCCGCTCTACCTCGAACACCTCAAGGGCGAGGCAAAGGTCGAGATCCGCACCGGCGTGTGGGAATGGCGCGAGGTAAAGAGCAACGCGCCGAATCACGGTCTCGACACCTCGGCGATGATCCTGTGCATGGCGACGATTGCGAACGTGATCCGCTACACGTCGCCTAAAGACTAACGGCTTTTGACAAATCGGGCATTGGCAAATGCTCGACAACCCATTTCTCGGCCTCGACGCCGCGACGCTCGCGATTCTAAAAACGAAGGCACTCGACGCAATTCAGGCGGTGCTGCTCAATCAAAGTTACTCGCTCAACGGAAAAAGCGTCTCGCGTGCGGACCTCTCTGCGCTCAATCAAATGCTCGGGCAGATTGTTGACGCGCAAGCGTATGGTAACGGGGAGACGACCGACACGACCTTCATCTCTTTCACTGGACTCTGAGCAACTAACACACGCACATGGAAATCGAGAACTTCGACGCATCAGCAGTCGTCAAAAACAAGCCGTGGTTAGACCGCGCGCTCGAAAACATTGCGCCGACGTGGGCGCTGCGTCGTCTTGAATCGCGCGTGCAGAAGCATCTGTTCGAGTACAACGCCGCGCGCACGAACCGGCTCTACGCTCCGAAGCAGTACGGGCAACCTGCGGAGTCCACGCAGAACCAGCGCGACCGCGTGGTCATGATGTGGGAAGCGCGTGACCTCGTTGAGAACTTCCCCGAGGCTCGTGAAATCTCGCGCAAGTTTGGCAACTACTTGACGCCGCACGAGTACAGTCCGACGACCGGCGACCGCGCATACAATCAGACGATCAGCGAATACTTCCACCAGTGGTGCAAGACGTGCGACGTCACGAACCGGCACTCGTTCAAGAAGCTCGTGCAACTCGCCGCCGAGGAGCGCCCGGTCGATGGCGATTGCGGCTTCGTCATCCGACGCACGACCGACGGCCTCAAGCTCCAGCTCGTTCCGGCGACCCGCATCGGCAACCCGAACATGGCGGCGATTGATTCCGACAATTACTATCAGGGGATCATCACGAACGACTTCGGTCAGCCGGTCGCGTATCGGATCTTCCGCGTGGACCGGAATGGCGTTTACTTCGGAGCGGAGGACATTCCGGCAAACCAGTTCTGTCACTACTTCGATCCGTTCCGCGTTGACCAGTACCGAGGGATCACCGATCTGCACGCCGCGATCCAGACCGCGCGCATGCTCCACGACATTCTGCAGGCGGAGAAGGCTGGCGTTCGCTTCTCCTCTCAGCAGGCCGCGCTGATCTTTAACGAACGCGGGACGGCAAATCCGCGCAACCTCTTCCAGCCGAATCCGACGCTCGCGCTCCCGAGCGGGCAGCAGCAGAAGAACGAGCTGACCGAGGTCGGCATGATCCGATACTTCTCCAACAGCGACCGCGTCGAGGTCATGCCAGCGCGCCCGTCGCAGGCGTTTACCGGCTTCGTGCAGCATCTCATGCACGAGATCGCTCTCGGCGTCGGCGTTCCCGAGGGCGTCTTGTTCGGAACGCAGGACTACAAGGGGCCGAGCGTGCGCGCAGAGTTCGCCGCCGCTGATCGCGTGTTCGCGAAGCATCAAGGCGTGCTAACCGACAAGGTGCTCGATCCAATCAAGGACGCCGTGATCCTCGACGCGATTGCGCGCAGCGAGATTCCGCCGCCGACGCTCCTCGAAGGCGAGACGATGGTGCAGGCTCTTCGTCGCGCGACCCGTGGCGAATGGCGATTCCCAGCGAAGCTCTCGATCGACGTCGGGCGCGAGTCTGCCGCGAACATGAACGAGAACCGGCAGGGCGCAAAGTCTCTGCAAGAGATCGCAGCCGAGGAGGGCACGGACGCGTTCGCTCGTCTTGAGCAGATCGCAATCGAGGCCGGATTCGTTAAGGAGCTTGCGGAGAAGTACGGCGTGCCGGAGACGGCCATCCGCCTGACGACGCAGTCGCTCCCGAGCACGCCGACCGCAGCCGCAGCCGCGGGCGATGCCGTAGGCAAGGCAGCAGCGGACGCGCAAGCCGCGAGCGTCATGCCGCAGACTGGCGGGCCGGAATCAGTCGGCGGGCAGGCTCCCGGCGAGGAGATCGTGCCCGGAAACGCGTTCGACGACTCTAAACTCATCACGATTAATCTTGAGACCGGCAGCTACATTCCGACGAACGCGATGGCAGACAACGCTCGCCGCGCGCTCGACGTGCGTGAGAAGAAGCCAGCCTCGCAGCGCGGCATGACCAGCGTCGGCATCGCCCGCGCCCGCGATCTGATCAACAAGCGCCCAATGTCCGAAGACACCGTGCGCCGGATGAAGGCTTTCTTCGATCGGCACGAGGTAGACAAGCAGGGCGAGACGTGGGACGAGCAAGGCAAGGGCTGGCAAGCGTGGAACGGGTGGGGTGGCGATGCGGGATACTCGTGGGCGACCGCCATCGTGGAGCGAATCAACAAGCAAAACTCCTCCGGTTCGCGCGATCTTTCCGCTGCCGAGATGAAGCACTCGTTTGCCGTCAGCGCGCCGCCAGAGGCAGAGGAGTGGCTTGAGGCCGTGCAAAAGTACCGGGCGAAGCAGATGAGCAGAATCGAAGCAGGCAAGCAATCGACCACGATTGACAGCGAAAACAAAACCTCATGATCCACACGCAGGCACAGATCGACAACCTCATCGACCTCGCGATCATCCAGCGCGAGGAACTCAAGCGGCTCGTCGAGTCGCTTCCTGAATTGCGGGCGCATCTCTCGATTGAGATCGAGCGCAACCTGAACGAGATCGAGCCTGCGCTGCGCGAGGAACTGCAAGCGTTTCTTGTCTCGAAGGCGCAGGACGAGCACGCGAAGATCGGCAGCGACCTTGCGCGGACGATGTCGCAGCTCGCCGCGTCTCTCGAAAGCACGACAGCTGCACGCTACTCCGTGCTCATGTTAGAACGCGCCAAAAATGACGACTTGCTCGCGCAGGCTGAGCAGCGCATTGCGGAGGCTGCGTCCGCGCTCCCTAACGCGGTCAAGGGGATCGTGACCGAGGAACTTTCGCGCTTCCCTCGCGCTGGCGAAATCGACCGGCTCAGACGTGAATTTGCCGAGCCTCGCGGTCTGAATCCTCGCGGCCAGTGGCAGTCGGGCGTCACCTATCAGAAGCTGGATCTCGTTTCCTACACCGGCGACAGCTACGTCGCGAACGAAGAAACGACCGAAAAGCCGTCGCGCAAGTCGCCAAAATGGACGCTTAACGCCTCCCGAGGAAACGCCGGGAGCGGTGACAACGTGGACCGCACCTCGCTCCTCGGACCCGTCGAGAACGGTCAGGTGCTGATCGGCTCGAATGGCTCTTACGTCGCTGCGTACATAACCGCTGGTGCTGGCATCGATGTCACAACTGCGGCGGGCGTCATCCAGATTTCATCGGACGGAGGCGGGCTCTCTTTTCAGGGAACGTGGAACGCTTCCACAAATACGCCTGCGCTGGCGTCCAGCATCGGCACGAACGGGTATTACTACGTCGTCAGCGTCGCGGGATCGACGAACCTCAACGGCGTCACCGATTGGGCCGTCGGCGACTGGGCAATCTACAACGGAACGGCGTGGCAGAAGATCGACAACTCGGACACCGTCGCGAGCGTGTTCGGCAGGACCGGAGCCGTGGTCGCTACTGCGGGCGATTACACCGCATCACAGATCACGAACGTCGCGTCGGGCGGCATCGTCGCGGTTAACGTGCAAACTGCGATCAACGAACTCGACTCCGAGAAGATGGCGAAGGCGTCGAACCTCAGCGACCTCGCCAGCGTCACGACATCGCGCACGAATCTGGGTCTCGGATCTGCTGCCGTTCAGGCTACGACGTTCTTCCTGCAAGCGGCGAACAATCTCAGCGACGTCGCATCGGTGTCGCTTGCTCGCACGAATCTTAGCCTCGGGACGATTGCAACGCAGGCAGCGAGCAACGTCTCGATCACCGGCGGATCGATTACTGGCATCACCGATCTCGCGGTCGCGGACGGCGGAACCGGAGCCAGCACGGCTGCAAATGCTCGCGTCAATCTTCTGCCGAGCTACACAGCAAACGGCGGCAAGGTGCTCGCGGTCAACATCGGCGCAACCGATACGGAGTGGATTACGGCAGCGGCAGGCAGCGTGACCAGCGTGGACCTAGCTTCCGGCACCGGGATCAGTGTCACGGGCGGACCAATCACTTCTTCGGGGACCATCACGGTGACCAACACCGCGCCGGATCAGATTGTCTCGATCACTTCCGGCACGGGTATTTCAACCTCTGGAACCTATCCGAATTTCACCGTCACGAACACTGCGCCGGATCAGACCGTCGTCATCACAGCCGGGAGCGGAATCAGCGTCACCGGGACTTACCCGGCTTTCACAATCGCAAGCACCGGAGGCGGCGGCAGCGTTACGAGTGTTGCAATCGACAGCGACGCAAACATCAGCGTCACCGGGTCTCCGATCACGACATCAGGCACGATCACGGTCGCGCTCGTAAATACCTCGGTCACGGCTGGCTCCTACGGGAGCAGCACGGCTGTCGGCACGTTTACGGTGGACGCGAAGGGCAGATTGACCGCAGCAGCGGATGTCAGCATCAGTTACCCGGTGACTTCGGTGGCTGGCAGGACCGGCGTCATCACGCTCTCGACTGCGGACATCAGCGGGCTCGGGAATTCTGCAACGCTCAACGTCGGGACGACTGCGGGCACAGTCGCCGCTGGCGATGACTCGCGATTCAGCGACGCACGCACGCCTACCGGACCTGCTGGCGGCGATCTGACGGGCACCTATCCGAACCCGAGCCTTACGGTTTCCGGCGTTTCTTCTGGTGGCTACGGCAGCGCGTCGAGTTCCGTCGTCGTCACGGTAGACGCAAAGGGCCGGATCACTTCGATCACCGCGCCAAACATTCTGATCGCGCAGTCGCAGGTCACGAACCTGACGACCGATCTCGCGGCAAAGATTCCGGCGACGGAAAAGGGCGCGAACTCAGGCGTGGCGACTCTCGACAGCGGCGGCAAGATTCCGACGACTCAGCTCCCAGATTCGATCCTCGGGCAAGTCTCGTACCTCGGGACGTGGAATGCGACGACCAACACGCCTACGCTTGCCGATCCTCCGGCGTCAACGACGCTCGGCGATTACTACATCGTCAGCACGGGCGGCACGTTCGCTTCGATCACCTTCGCGGTGGGCGACTGGATCATCTCGAACGGGTCCGATGGCTGGGCAAAGGTGGACAACACCGACGCCGTGGCATCTGTGTTCGGGCGCACGGGCACGATCACCGCGACGAACGGCGATTACACGGCGAGCAACATCACGAACGTCCCAGCTGGTGATATCGTCGCGACCGAAGTGCAGGCCGCGATCAACGAGCTGGACGGGGACAAGCTCGCGAAGGCGTCGAACCTTTCGGATCTCGTCTCGAATTCAACCGCTCGGACCAATCTCGGACTCGGCTCTGCCGCAACGCAGGCCGACACCTACTTCCTACAGTCGGCGAATAACCTCTCCGATCTCGCGAGCGTAACGACGGCACGGAGCAATCTTGCGCTCGGAACAATCGCGACGCAGGACTCGTCCTCGGTCTCGATCACCGGCGGCAGCATCACGGGAATCACCGACCTTGCCGTGGCTGACGGTGGCACTGGCGCATCGACCGCGAGTGACGCACGAGTGAACCTGCTCCCGAGCTACACGGCGAACGGCACGAAGATCCTTGCGCTGAACGCTGGAGCAACCGATGTAGAGTGGGTCGCGAAGCCAACGGGCACCGTCACTAGCGTCGATCTCTCGGCAGGTACGGGCATCAGCGTGACAGGTGGGCCGATCACGTCGTCCGGCAGCATCACGGTAACGAACACAGCGCCGGATCAAACGGTGGTGCTGACGGCTGGGACCGGCATCAGCGTGACCGGAACCTATCCGAGCTTCACGTTGACTAACTCCTCACCGTCGCTCGGTGGCGATGTCGTCGGTCCTGCGTCCTCGACCGACAACGCAATCGTGCGATTCGACAGCACGACTGGCAAGCTCGTGCAGAACTCCGGCGTGACCATTAGCGATGCAAATCTGCTGACCACGACGGACCTCACAGTAAACGACAACACGACCCTCGGCAGCAGCAACTCGGACACGGTTGATTTCAAGGCCCGGGTGGCGGGCGACATCAATCCGTCGGTTGACAACACCTACGACCTCGGCGTGACGGGCCACGAGTGGCGCAACCTAAACATCGACGGCACAGCGAACATTGACTCGCTCGTTGCGGACACGGCGGACATCAACGGCGGGACGATTGACGCGACGGCCATCGGTGGCAGCACGGCGGCGGCGGGCGCGTTTACCACGCTCGGCAGCAGCAGCACAACGACGCTCAACGGAACGACGATTCCCGCAAGCTCGACGCTGTTGGTAAGTGGCGGTGCGCTCGGAACGCCGTCAAGCGGCACGCTGACGAACGCTACGGGCCTCCCGCTGTCCACTGGCGTCACGGGCAATTTGCCAGTCACCAATTTGAATTCGGGCACGAGCGCGTCTGCGGCTACTTTTTGGCGCGGCGATGGAGCATGGGCGACTCCTGCTGGTGGATTGACGTACGTGGTCAAGACCGCGAACTACACGACGCAAAATCTAGAGGGGGTGCTGGCCGACACTACTGCTGGTGCCTTTACCGTCACCCTGCCAGCGACCCCTGCAACCGGGAACCAGTTGGTGATTGCGGATTCCGGGGACACCTTTGGTACGAACAACCTCACAGTCGGGCGCAACGGCTCAACGATTGAGGGAACGGCGGCGGATCTTGTTTTAGACATCAGCGGGGTGTCGGTGCAGTTCGTCTACAGCGGTAGCACGTGGAATGTCTATGCTCAGGTCGGCGGCAACGGCGGCACGGCGGTAACGCTGGATGCTGTTCAGACGATTACCAACAAGACCTTTACCACCGGGAATGCGTTCAACGGCACGGTTGGCGCGACGACTCCAGCAGCGGGGACATTCACGACCCTCGCGGATTCAATTGGCGACGTTCGACTCATTCCGCAAAACAGTCAGAGCACGGCTTACACCGCAGTCCTTACGGACAGCGGCAAGCATCTGCTCCATCCGAGCGCGGACACGACTGCTCGGACGTTCACAATTCCGGCGAATGGATCTGTTGCGTATCCAATTGGGACGGCTCTGACGTTCGTTAATCAGGCAAGCGCGGGCGTGATGACCATTGCTATCACGACCGACACGATGCGTCTGGCAGGCGCAGGCACGACTGGATCGCGCACGCTTGCGGCTAACGGCATTGCGACTTGCTTAAAGCTCACCGCGACCGAGTGGATTATCAGCGGCACCGGACTCACCTAACATGGGCGCGATTCAACAGATTTTATTGGGGATTGCTAGTCAGGCTCCAGATATTCTCTGGTGGAAATTTACAGACGGAAGCGGATCGACCGTGACCGCTGCCGTTGGTCCTAACGGGACAACCAATGCTACATGGGGCACTACTCCGGCTGGAAAAGGACAACTCACTTTTAATGGTAGTTCACATTACCTGTATTCAGTTGCAAGCGTCGCATTTAATGTTCAGGTGGCTACAGTTTGCGCTAATGTTCGCTGGGACAGTTTTACAAACAACGATATGCTGATGCTAGAGACGACCGCCAACTCTAACGGTCAGCAAGGAGCGATAATGGTAAATCCAAACGCGAGTAATTCGTCTAATGTGGATGTGGTTTTGCGTAGCAACAGAAACGAGGGAGGAACCCGACCGGCGGCTGGAGTTTACCGCCACTATGCGTTCGTTTTTGATAACTCTACCGCCGCAGGAGATGTAAAATGGTATCTCGATGGCATTGAGCAAAGCCTCACGATTCAGTCTAACACAAAAACAGCGTCGGGGAATCTACTTACGGCAGTTCTGTATGTTATGAATCGCGGGGGTACCGGTTTGTTTGCTGGAGGTAGAGTCTCAGATTTTAGAATCTATGGCCGAGAACTAACCGCTGCCGAAATCCTCATCATAAAAAATAATCCGGCATAAAGACCCTATAGGCGACACCAACTAACATGGCCACACTCTCCTCAATCATCACGCCGAGCAACATCACGACTGCGACGAACACGCAGACGCTGACGAATAAGACGCTGACTGGTGCCGTTATGGACGGTACGCTGGGCGCGACTACCCCGAGCACGGTGGCTGCGACTACGCTCTCCGCTTCAGGCGCGTCCACGTTCCCAAACTCTGCTCCGAGCGTAATCGGCGGTCTCGGTTTCCGCAATCGCGTGATCAACGGCGATATGCGGATTGACCAGAGGAACGAGGGGGCAAGCGTTTCGGTGTCCACTGGGGGACAGCCGTATGGTGTTGATAGGTGGAACGGACAGGGAACAGCAGCGGCAGGCGTATTCTCTCTGCAACGAAGCACGAGCACACCACCAGCAGGCTTCACCAATTTTACTCGAATCACGACTACGACAGCCGATGCGTCTCCGGCTGCGGGTTCGGTCTATAATTTCCGGCACCAAATAGAGGGGAACAATTTGCAAGATTTTCAGTTTGGGGCAGCAACCGCGAAGACCGTCACGATTTCTTTCTGGGTAAGGTCGTCTTTAACGGGGACATTCTCGGGTGCATTTGCTAATAATGCGTTTAACCGTGGATACCCATTTACCTACGCCATCTCCGTTGCGAACACGTGGGAGCAAAAGTCTATTGCCATTGCCGGAGATACAACCGGGACGTGGCTTACTGACAACGGCATCGGTTTGCGGGTATATTTTGACCTAGGCTCCGGCTCAAACTTTCGCGGGACCGCCGGAGCGTGGGCAGCTTCCGGCCTTATCGGCGCTACTTCTGCTGTTCGCGTTATCTCGACGGTCTCCGCAACCTTCGATCTCACCGGCGTCCAGCTTGAAGTCGGCAACGCCGCGACCGAGTTTGAGCGCAGGCCGTTCGGGCAGGAGCTTGCGCTGTGCCAGCGGTATTACGCCACCAGCATCGAGACCGGAAAGATTGTAACTGATTTTGCTACAATCAATGCCAATGGATTAGGGGGTATCGTAGGCTTTTCAACCGCCGCAAATGGAGATTTGTTCGTGCCAATTAGGTTTCCGGTCAGCATGAGGAGCAACCCAACCCTGACGGTCTATAGCGGCGCAAACAGAACGGCGGGTTCAGTCCGCGACATGACTACCGGGACCGATGTGACCGGATTTAGCAACGGCGGCGCGACTTCAAATAATCAGGGAATTTCCTATATCACGGGCAGCACATTGACCGCAAATCGAGCCTACGGATTCCACTACGTCGCGTCCGCCGAATTCTGATCCAATGTCCGACACAAACTGGCGATCCTACTACGGGGACAACCCCGACACGTCCGACTTCGTGAATCCGCCGAATCCGCAGGATTATGATGACATCATGAAGTTCTCTCAATGCACGAACGTGCAGGTCACCGGGCGATTCGTCGCAGCCGGTTCCGAGAACTGCGTCGATGCGGTGCGCGGATCTAACTACAACTGGGACCTGTGCGAGACGCAGGACGGCGCAGGCGTGTCCGCGTTCACGATCAAGGGCAGCATCGACGGCTGGTGCATTCGTCAAAGCGTAATCGGTCACGGGCGACAAACGGACATCGAGCTGGGTCAGTTCGACAACTACTGGACGCCGAGACGCAAGCCGACGCGCAACGGTCTGATCGACGACTGCGTGAGCACGGACGGCAAGCCGATCCGCGTCACCTGCTGGAACGCCGAGAAGCCGGACGTGATCAACAGCGATGTCAAAATTCGCCGCGTGCCGTGGATCATCTGGTTTCCGTATTTCTGCTTCCGGTATTTGACGATTCGCAAAGGTTGATATGCTCGGCTTCCTTTCATCGGCACTCGGCGGCACCATTCTCGGCAAAGTTCTTAGCTTTGGAGACAAGTGGTTTGAGAGCTACACGCACCGCAAAAACGCGGAGGTAGACATCCTCAAGGCGAAGGCTTTGTCGGAGCTGAAGATCAAGGAAGAGGAACTCAAGGCGTTCACGACCTCGCAGCAGTCGGCGAACGAGGACTCGGTCGGCATCCCGTCGCAGGCTGCGCCGTGGGCGGCAAACCTTGCGGTCGTGGTGGATTCGTTCCGCCGCTTCACGCGTCCCGCTCTGACGTGGGCTCTCGCGCTCGTGATCTCGCTCCTCGCGTTCCGTGGCAATCTCGACCCGGTGACACGCGCCGCTCTCGTGTCCGATCTCGTATTCACTTCTGCGACCGCGCTCACGTGGTGGTTCGGTTCACGACCTAAGTCGAAATGAGATTCACATGAGCGAACAACAAAAAGACGCGGTGGCGCGGTGGCTTCCGACCCTTGTCGCAATCGCGGCAATCGTCGGCAATATCATGTGGCTCGGCGCACGCGCTGGCGCAATCGAGCAGCGGATCACCTACACCGAAGCAGCTCTCGGCCAGACCGTGAGCCGCGCCGAATATCAATCGGATCGAAGCGCGACGGCGAACCAGCTCGGAGACATGAAGACCACGCTTCGCGAAATCAACACGAAGATCGACCGATTGGTCGAAATGCGAAACGCACCAGCGCAACGCTGATTTGACAAAACCCGCTCCTGCGATGGATCAAGTCATTACATTTTCCGCTTCTTCCGGTGCTATTGATTCCGAAGCCGGGATCATTCGCGGCGTCTCTCTGATCACTCAGGGGCAGGCTCTCGGGCACGGCGTCATGATCGACGCGGTCACGCTCTCGCAGGTCAAGACGGCGGCGGAGCAATACGCGGGCGGGCTCAAGGTGAAGCTCGATCACTCGGGCGGCGCAGGCGACATCGTCGGCTATATCGACGCGCTCCGAATCGACGGCGAGAAGCTCCTCGGCGATCTGCATCTGCTGCAGTCCTCGCCGCACCGCAGTTACATCCTCGAAATTGCGCAGCGGATTCCTGACACGTTCGGACTCTCCATCGCGTTTTCTGGTCCTTCCGAGAAGGCGAAGGACGGCGTCACGACTTTGCAAAGGTGCTCTGAAATCTACTCGGTGGACCTCGTCAGCGAACCTGCTGCGAACCCGAGCGGATTCTTCGCGCGAAAACTGAAAGAACTTCAGGCGAGCGAAGTGGAAACGCCCGAAGCGAAAATCGAAATCGAACTACCTATGAATGACGAAATGAAGAAAGCAATCGAGGGCATGATCCAATCAGCCATGATGGCGATGGGTGACCGCGTCTCGAAACTCGAAACCACCGCTCTTCCTCCCGTCGAGGAGAAGCCTGCCGCAATGAGCGCGCAGAACGAAGTCGTGCAGCTCGCGGCCAATGCCGCTGCGCTCGCCGCGATCAAGGAATTTTCTAAGTCCTTCGGTGCGCCTTCTGCGCCCGTCGCATCGTCCGAAGCTCCCGCGCCCGTTCAGAAGGCGCAGAAGTTCGAGGACGTTGTCGCGGCCAAAGCCGTCGAACTCAAGGGCGACAAGTCTGCCGCGATCTCTTTCGCGATCAAGAACAACGCCGACCTTTACTCCGCCTACCGCTCCCGCGTGCAGGCCGGTGAACTCATCAAGCTCTAACCCTGAAACAACATGTCTACCTATTTCAATAACTCGGGCACGTTCGTCGCCAACGCTGCGATCACTGCCTTCCGACTCGTCTCAATCTCCTCGAACCGTGGCGTGGGCCTCGCTGCTACCGCTTCGCTGCCTGACGGCGTTGCGCTCATCGATGCCGCCTCGGGCGATCAGGTCAGCGTGCAGTTCCTCGGCGGTAACACCGTCAAGGCGACTCTGCTCGCCGGTCCTGTGACCGTCGGCGATACCCTGTTCTCCACCGCTAACGGGACCGTCGCAATCACCGGCACGATCACCGTGGGCAAATCTCTTTCCACTGCTTCGAGCGCCTCGACGATCATCGAGATGATTCCGAAGAATCTCTAACCCTTAGAATTTTCTTAACATGTATACGAATTCAGCTGCAATTTTCCGTGGCGACATCGCCGGTGTCGTTGAGCAGGCGAAGGACTGGGAGGCTGGTCTCATCGGCACCGCCGTGATGCCAGTGCTCAATGTTCCCGTCCGCGCCGGTCAGTACCCATCCTTCGTTCTGAAGGAGGGTCAGCTCCTCAAGAGCGACGTCAAGAACCGCGCGCCATACAGCGCCTACGCCCGTGGCACTCGCGCCTTCAATCAAGACACGTATACCGCTCTGGAGTACGGTTATGAAGAGGCCGTCGATGACACGGTGATGCTCGATGTGGCTCGCTTCTTCGACGCCGAGGTCATCGCTGCGAAGCTCGCGAAGCGCAAGCTGCTCCTCGCTCACGAACTGCGCGTCGCTGCTGCGATGTTCAACACGAACAACTTCACCTCGACGAACTCCGGCACCGCTTACACGACCGCCAATCTGGCGACCTTCGATGTCGGCGCGGACGTGCAAGAGGCTCTCGACCGTTTGCTCTCGAAGGGCGAGAGCACGACCAATGCAAAGGTCGTGATTCCTTACCCTGTCTGGACCCGGCTGCGCGCCTCCACGAAGTTCCAGAACCGCTTGCGTGGCACTGGTTTAAGTAGCGATACCATCCTGAATGCTTCCACGCAGGCGGCTGCTGAGGTGTTCGGCGTCGCCGAGGTGATGATCGGTCGCGCGTCTTATGACTCCGCTGCCGAGGGCGTCGCCTTCAGCGCCGCGAACGTGTGGTCGAACGACTACATCTGGGTCGGCAGCGTGACCGAGGCTTCCGCTGGCTTCTTCGGTGGTGGTGCTGGCTTTACCCTGAACTGGTCCGAGTATGGCCCAGTCATCGGTGTCAGCTCCTACCGCGACGAGGCGATCAAGAGCAACATCGTCCGCGCTTCGCACTACACCGCCGAGAAGGTCGTGAACACGAACGCCGGTCAGCTCATCGCAACGCAGTACAGCTAACGCTGGCCGCGATTGATTCAACTAGCCTCACGCCTTTACCGGCGTGGGGCTTTTTGCTTTGACCCTCCCGCGCGGATCTATTGACACGGATACGCAACACACAAACACAATGACCATTTCACTCTGCGTTATTTGCGGAAACGAGGAGCATCACATTCGCTCTCTGCTGGATTCTTTCAAAGGCTCATTCGATCAGCTCTCTCTCGTCCGCGCCATCGGCACGACACAGCCGGACAAGACTGAGCTAATCGCTCGCCAGTGGTGCTCAGAGCACGGCAAGGCGTTCGTTTTCAGCGAGTATCTCAACGGCGTGACCGCTCGGGCATGGAAGCACGTAGATTCGTTCGCACGGGCACGCAATCAGGCTTTCGCGCAGGCTACCGAGGCGTGGCTCGTTTGGGCCGACTGCGACGATCAGCTCGCGGAATCGGATGGCCTACGCGAGAGGCTCGCGGCGCTTCCGATTGACGTGTTGATGGTGCGCTGCCCTTACGATGTTCGAGGCACCGGCAAGAAGCTACCGCGCGAACGCTTCATCCGTCGCAGCGCGTTTCAGGAGGGACGGATCTGGCACCACGATGTGCACGAGAATCTCCTACTGCTGCCGAACGACCGGCACGAGGAATGGGCGACTCCGGTCTGGCACCATCTGCCGCAGGCGATCAAGCAGGACAATCGCAAGCGGAACCTCGCGATCCTCGGGAGGAGCGTGAACGAGTCTGCGACGCAGTACTTTTATATTCATCAGGAGCATTACTGCGCGGGGAATAAGTCGGCGGCGGAGCAGTTTGGGAAGATCGCGATCTCGTTCCCGAATCTCGACGACTCCTTCCGGTACGAGGTCTTGCTGAATCTAGCGCGGATCTCGGTCAGTCGCCGCGAGTCTCTACAGCTTGCAATGTCGGCGCACGGCGTGTTCCCGTGGTGCCGGGAGGCAATCGCCTCAATTATCATGCTCGCCTTCGAGCGCAACGACGGCAAGCGGGCGAGCTGGTGGGCGTCGCACATGCTCAAGCTGCCGGAGCCTGCGCCCGGTGACCGCCCGTGGACGCATGAGGCGAAGTGGTACGGCTGGGCAGGGCACGACCTAGCGGCTCGCGCGTTTCGTTTGGCCGGACAGACTGCAGACGCTGACGCTCTCCAGCTCGTTTACCACAAGCACACGCTCCCGGCTATTCTGCTGAACCAAAAGACGCTCGGCAACTCGACGAAGTCCGTCTCGTTTCGCGACGCATGGCTCGCGACGGCTAGCAGACCGGAGATCGTCGAGCACCGATTCGTGATCGACCCAAACGACGCCGAAACCGTTGCGATGTCGAAGCAGTTCCTGCACGAACTCGGCGCCGCGCGAGGACCAGACCGAGCGATGATCGTGCTCAACGTCGAGGACGGCATGATCCCGCCGCACGGCTGGGACGAGCGCGTGCTGGCGTCCGGCGAAATCCTGATCGACGCGACGAACATCGAGAAGATTCTCGGAGGTGCGAAGTGAGCGCGCCTCCAGCAATCGTCATCTGCACGACGAACGCGCGGTGCCTCGCGGTCATGAAAGCGTCAATCGCGGCCTACGTCCCGCGGCAGGTCGAGGTGATAATCTTCCGCAACGTCGGCGGCAGCTTCGGCGAAGCGTACAACTTCGGAGTTCGGAACGCTTTCATAACGCATTCTGAGGTCGTCGTCTGCAACGATGACATTGTGTTTACGCCGACGACGTGGGAGACGCTCCTCGCTGACGTCGCGCACCTGCGGGCAAACATCGCGGATCTCGGCTGGGTCGCGACCCGGTCAGACTTCGCACGCGGTGGGCAAAACATCCGTATCGGTCGCGGTCAGATCAACTTCCTGCGCTACGAGTCAGAGCAGCACATCCTACAGACTGACATCATCGCGCCAATCTGCGCGTGGATTCACCGGGACGCGTGGATCGACTTCCCGCCGATCAACTGGTTTTCGGACGACGTGCAGTGCCTCGAAATGGGGCGGCAGCACTTCATCTCTCGCGCCTACGTTCACCACGTCGGAAGCCAGACGTGCGGCATGGACGCGAAGAAGTGCATGGACGATGCGGAGCCGTGGCTGCGCGCAAATCGACCGGAGCTGCACGCCCGGTGGTATTTGACGAATCGCGCTTAAGTATGGCCGTCAGGGACTTTGACCCAACACAGATCAATTCCGACTTCTCCGCGATCCTCGATCAAGCCGGGATCGCGTTCACCTATCAGGGCGCGTCGATCACGGGCGTCTGGTCGTCATCGCGAAACGTGTTCTCGGACTTCGAGGATCAGCGCCGCAACGAGTCGAAGTTTACGATCTTCCTTCAGACGTCGAGCATCTCGGCGGCTCCGCAGGTCGCGCAGACGCTCGCACGGGCTGGAATCACCTACTTTATCGAGAGCGTTGCCTTCGACGCCGAGGGAACCGGATGCGAGATCGAGGTCGCAAAGGTAATTTGACGCGATGGTCTCGATTCAAACAGACGTTAGCAAACTTGAGTTCGCGCTCGCTCGTCTCGCGCTGGCGGCGAAGGTCGGGCTCGGTCCTGTCATCAAAGAGGAGGGTCGATATCTGGTGAACCTGTTTATTAAATTTACGCCGCCGAAGTCGCGCAAGGAGGGCGAAGGCGCAGTGCAGAGCGACATGGCAAATCTCGCTATTCCTTTGAGCTATCCCGAACTGGAAGCAAAGGCTGGGAAGAAGGGATTCTACAGGTCATTGGCGAAGTACGTCCGCAATCGCGAGACCGAGAAGCTCAAGCTCCTTTTCCAGAATCCAAACTTCAAGTTTTTCCACGGTCGGCAGATGCTCGCGAACGTGGACGAGATCCGACGCGCTCACCGGCAGCGGCAGAATCGTCGCGGGAGGATTCCAAAGGACACGAACATGGCCGCGTATTCGTCCGACATGAAGGAGTTCTCGAAGGAAATCCGTGGCCGCGTCGGCTGGACGGCGTCTGGCTGGATTCCTGCGGCAAAAGCTACAGGCGCACCGTACAAGAAATTCTCGGATCGCTTCGGCGGCAAGGCTGGCGTGGTCACATCAAGCTTCGTCGGCGAAAATCCGTTTATCGTCGCGGTCAATCGCAACGTAAAAATCCCGAACTATCAGCGCATGATTGACGCGGCGGTCGCATCGCGCACTCGCACAACTCTACTCAAGATCGACCGCGTGCTCGCGAACCGAGCCGTAAATCTCGGCTTCACACGAGTCGGAGGCAAATCACTACCCATCGCAGCATGAGCACACGCACACAAATCAGAACCAATACCGCTACCGCGCTCACCTCCGCGCTCGTGGTCCCGACGGCAAACATCCTGCGCGGGCGCAACAACACCATCGCCAGCGTCAGCTTCCCGTCGGCTGCAGTATACGCCGTCACCGAGCAGATCGAGGTCCGCACGCTCGGGCCCAGCAACCGAACGCAGTACCGACAGCTCCAGCTCATGGTCGATTACTTCGTCGCCGAGAGCGGCACCTACCTTATCGACGACCTTTTTGACACCGGCTCGGCTGCGGTCGAGGCGGCGGTGCTCGCGGACGTGACGCTCTCCGGCGCATGCCGCGACCTGCATTTGACGAATGTGGAATATATGATCGAACCAGACGAGGACCGGCGCTGGGGAACGGCTCGTCACACTTTCAACTGTATCTATCTAACCAACGACTAATATGGCAACTTATCTGGGCCGGGAGGGGCTCGTCAAAATTTCCTCCACCACCATCGGCGAGTTGAGAAACTACACTTTGACCCACACCTCCGACACCGTCGAGGACAGCGTGATCGGCGACACCTACCGCACGCGCAAAGCGTCGATGAAGTCGTGGAGCGCGACGGCTGATCTGTTCTGGGATGAGGGCGACGCGGGTCAAATCCTGATCACCATTGGCTCGACCGTGACCCTGAACCTTTATCCCGAGGGCGCTGCGGCGTCTGACACCTACTACAGCGGCTCGGCTATCGTCACGCAGTTTAATCCCACCGCGTCCTATGACGGCCTTGTCGAAGCCTCGGTCGCGTTCGAGGGTAACGGCGTGCTCTCGACTCTGACGGTCTAACGTAAGCAAAAAACACAACACACACATGGAAGCCATTGATCTCGTCCGCGAACACTTCAACAGCCTCGGCACGAAACGAATCGAGGTGCCCGAGTGGAAGCTCGTGATCTACTCCGCGCCGATGACCCTCGCCGAGAAGAATCGAGTCTACAAGAAGAGCGTCGCAAGCGACATGGACCTGCTCGTCGACATCCTGATCATGAAGGCGACCGACGAGGCTGGAAAGAAATTGTTCACCATCGAGCACCGTCCAACGCTGCTCAACAAGGCGGACAGCAACGTCGTGGCACGGGTCGCGAACGAGATCATCAGCTCGGACTCGCCGAAAGTTGACGAGCTAAAAAACTGATCGACGGTGACGACGGAGCCGACCTCGTCGCCGTCTACGCAATCGCGGAACGTCTCGGCAAATTCGCTCACGAAGTCCTCGCGATGCCAGCCGACGAAATGCACGGCTGGCTCGCTTACCTGAACCACAAATCTCGACTGCAAAAAGCTCATGGCTGAAGCGACATTTACACTGCGGGCGGTGGACGCGACGAAGCAGGCTTTCGCGAGCGTTCAGAATAACTTGTCGAGCATCAACAGAACGACAAAAAGCGTATCGAGCGGGATCAAGGGCTTTTTAGGAATCGGAGTGGTCGTAGCCGCTTTGGGGAAAATCGCGAACACGATGCGAGAAGTAGAAGCGAAGGGGAAAGAATTCGGTCTGACTGCCAGCGAGATCGACAACATTTCAGCTGCCACATCGAAGCTCGACGGATTGATGATGGGCCTCAAGACGACCGTCGCTTTGACTTTTTCATCGCTCATCAATCTTTTTTCGGCAGCTCGTACAGAGGCAGACGAGTTTAATATGAGGTTCGCAACAGGTGCTCCCTTAATCGACGCCTCAGCGAAACGCGTCAACGAACTCAAGAAGCAGTTCGACAATCTCGGCAAATCAGAGGGCGCACTTTTTAATGAAACAGAAGGAAAGATCTCCGATCTTGTGCGAGAGGCTGGCGCAATTTTCCAAAGCGATCCTGTTGAGTCGCAGAATAAGCGAGAGCAGGCCGTCGTTTTACAGATAGAAAACAGAAAGCGTCAGATCGCGATGGAAAAGGAGTATCAAAAGGTTTCCCAGCAGCTAGGAGGAGTTCAACAGTCTATGCGTGATGAACTTTCAATTGCGGAACAAATTTCAGACGCGAGAGATCGGCAAGCCACTGCGCTGATTCAATTAGGGAAAGAGTATAATATAGACGCGAGAACGATGCAAATAGAGAAGTATTCCGCCGCTACTTTGGAGCTGAACGGTCTTCTTAAGGAACAATCACGCGTCGCAATGCAGGCGGGCGAAATGATCGCCTTTGGATTCGAGGACGCGATCTTGTCCGGCGAGAAACTCAGCACCGTCTTGAAGCAGCTCGGCCTCGATCTCGTGCGCCTCGTTTTTCAAAACGTCGTCACCGCTCCGCTCGCAAGCGGTGTTGGTAACCTTATTAGCAAGGCTCTGTTCCGCGCCGACGGTGGTCCCGTTTCGAGTGGCAGTCCTTACATCGTCGGCGAACGCGGTCCCGAGCTATTCGTGCCCGGCTCTAGCGGCTCCATCGTCCCGAACGACGCGATGCGCGGCGGCGGCGGCGGCGGTCCCTCGGTGAACATCACCTACAACATTGCGGCAGGCGTCACGAGGTCTGAACTCGGGCCAATACTCGAATCTGAACGCAAACGCCTCAAGGCCGAGATTCCCGACATGGTCCGTCGCGGCGGAGCGTACCGCGCAGCGTTCGCATAACCCGTCATGGCAATCTCCTATCCACTCACCCCACCGGCTGCGCTCGAAGCGTCGAGCCTCTCGATCACGGGCATCAGCGCGACCTCGCGCAACGTGTCGCCGTTCACTCTACAGACTCAGCAATACAACTGGCCGGGTCAGGGCTGGCTCGGGAGCGTAGAGTGCCCGCCAATGCAGCGCGCGGAGGCGGAGCAGGTGCTCTCGTTCCTACTCTCGGCGCAGCGCGGCACGTTCTATTTTCAGGACTACGCAAACCCCACCGCTCGTGGCAACGTCACCGGAACGCTGACCGTGTCGAGCGCGACGGCGAACACGACCACCCTCGGGATCAGCGGAGCGACTGGCAGCTTCGCGGTCGGCGACTGGATTCAAATCTCGACCTCGCTTTACAAGGTGGTGCAGGTCAACTCGTCGTCATCGGTCGATCTCTTCCCGGTCTTGCGCGCCTCCTACGCTGGCGGCACGGCGATCACCTACAGCAGCGCGAAGGGCGTGTTTCGGCTCGCTGAATCAAGCACGCAGTGGAGCATCGATCTCGCGAAATTCTACACGATCAGCTTTAGCGTGGTGGAGGACGTCGCCTAATGAGCATCACGACCGCAGGACGCTCTCTCAGCAACGACATGACGACGCAGGTCAGCGCGTCGCAGCTCTCTCCGATCATCCTCGTCAGCCTTTCGTTCTCAACGCCGGTCAACCTTTGGAGCGGGTACGGAACGATAACCTACAACGGCACCGGCTACCTCGGGATCGGCACGCTCGGTACGATCTCTCCTATCGAGGAGACGACGGACCTCGCAGCGCGCGGGATCACGATGCAGCTCTCGGGCGTGCCGACGGCGCAGATCGCGATTGCGCTCACCGAAAACTATCAGGGCAGGGAGTGCTCGATCTTGTTCGCGGCGATGGCGAGCGACGGCACGCTCGTCTCGACGCCCGTGACCGTGTTCTCGGGGCGCATGGACGTGATGACGATCAACGACGACGGAGAGCAGGCGATCATCGGCATGAGCGCCGAAAACAAGCTCGTGGACTTCCGCCGCCCGCGCGAGGTGCGTTACACCGACGAGGAACAGAAGGCGCTTTTCCCGACCGACAAGGGGCTGGAGTTCGTCAACGCGATTCAGGAAAAACAAATCTACTGGGGCAACGCGAAGTTCAGCTCATCGGTCATGAGCAACGGCGGCGGCAACTACGAGAACACGACCTACGAATGACCGCTCGCCGAGACAACTGGCCGGACCTGCTCGCTGCGTACATCGAGGAGAGACGGAACGCGCCTTTTGCGTGGGGCTCAAACGACTGCTGCCTCTTTGCGGCGGACTGGGTGGAGCTCTGCACGGGCAAAGATTACGCCGAAACGTGGCGCGGTAGCTACTCGTCGGGGCTCGGTGCGGTGCGCATTCTCGACGAAGCTGGCGGCGTCGAGGCTTTGGTCGATGCGTTGCGCCTGCACCGCGTCGCGCCGCAGCAGGCGAGGCGCGGCGACATCGTTGCACAGCAAGCTGGGGGCGGCATAACGCTCGGAATTTGCATCGGTCCGACGACAGTCTTTGTCGCGAAGACTGGTCTTGTTTTTATGCCGATTTCTAACATCGAGACCGCGTGGAGAATTTAATATGCCGCAAGCAATTCCAGCTCTGATCACTGCTGCTGTTGCCGCAGCAAAAACGATAACACTCACGGCGTTTGTAAAATTCATCGCGGTCACGGCTGCGTCGATGGCTGCGTCGAAGCTCCTCGCGCCGAAGCCTCCCAGCTTCGCAGACAGTTCAATAGCAAGCCGGTCGCAGATGGTGCGCTCTCCGATCTCGGCGCGCAACGCGGTGTATGGTCGCTGCCGGGTCTCTGGATCGGTGGTGTACATGAGCACGACCGGGAGCACGAATCAATATCTGCACATGGTGGTCGCGCTTGCAGGCCACGAGATCGAGGAGATCGAAGAAATCTACTTCAACGACGAACTGGTGCCGCTCGTGAGCAACACGCCGACCGGCTTTTACAACGGCGTGGCGCGGGTGAACAAGCACCTCGGCGAGTCGGGACAAACTGCCGACTCCGATCTTGTGACCGACACGTCCGCGCTCGTCGATGGCAAGTGGACGAGCGACCACAAGCTGTCCGGCATCGCTTACGTTTACGTGCGCCTGACGTGGGACACCGAGAAGTTCCCGAGCGGAATTCCGAACATCTCTGCCGTGATCAAGGGGAAGAAAGTCCTCGATACGCGCACGAGCACGACGGCCTACTCCGCGAATCCTGCGCTTTGTCTCCGCGACTATCTCACGGACTCCGCGCTCGGCATGGGCATGAGCGCGACCGAGATCGACGTGACCGCGATCAACGCGGCGGCGAACATCTGCGACGAGCAGGTGCAGATCCTCCCGGTCTCGCCGGTCGTGTATGAGAACCGCTACGAGTGCAACGGCGTGATCGCGACCAGCGCGTCGCCTGACGAGAACATCGGCAAGCTACTCTCCGCGATGGGCGGTCTGATCGCGTACTCTGGCGGCAAGATCGTAGCCTACGCGGGCGGGTATCGTATCCCGACCGTGACCCTGAACGAGAAGCATTTCGTCGGACCGCTCAACGTGCAGACGCGCACGAGCGCACGCGACCGGGTGAACACCGTCAAGGGCGTGTACGTCAGCGAGACGAACGCATGGCAGGTCTCGGACTTCCCTTCGATCTCGTCCGCGACCTACGTTACCGCCGACAACAACGTGAAATTTATCCGCGACGTTGTGCTCCCGTTCACGACCTCGCCCAGTTGCGCGCAACGCCTCGGCGTGATCGAGCTGCGACGCGCCCGCGAGGAGATCACCTTCACCGCGCGCTTCCGGCTAGAGGCAATGCAGGTCCGCGCCGGTGACACGGTGATGATCACGAACGCAAAGCTCGGCTGGTCCGCGAAGGTGTTCGAGGTCATGGAGTGGAACTTCGCCAGCGACGGAAATCCGCCGCAGCTCTTCATCGACATGACGCTGCGCGAGACGGCATCGAGCGTTTACTCGTGGACGGTGGCCGACGAAATCTTTGTGGCGGATTCTGCGAACACGACGCTGCCTGATCCGTTCACGCTCGACGCTCCGACAAACCTTGTCCTGACGGCAGACGGCACGACGCAGCTCATTCAGGCCGACGGCACCGCGCTACCTCGCATCAAGGTCAAGTGGACGCCACCGTCCGAGCAGTTTATCCAGAGCGGCGGAGCGGTCGTCATCGAGTACAAGCCGACCGCGAGCACGACCTATCTAACATGGAGCCGAGTCGAGGGCACGCAAGACGAGGACTACATCAGCAGCGACGTGAAGATCGGGACGGCGTACAACGTGCGAATCTTCGGCGAGTCATACTTCAAGGTGACTACCGACTACGTCACGGCGTCGATCACGGTCGTCGCGGACAACACCGCACCGGCTACGCCTAGTGGACTCGTTGCGTCAGCAGGCACCGGGCAGGTGGTAAGCCTCGACTGGAATGACAACACCGAGCCGGATCTAGGCGACTACGGCGTTTGGCGCAACACGTCGAACACGCCGTCCACCGCGACGCAGATCGCACGAGTGCGGGCGTCTCGCTTCGTGGATGTGACCGTGACCATCGCGACGACCTACTACTACTGGGTGACGGCTTACGACCGGCTAGAAAATCAAAGCGCGAAGAGTACGGTGTCGAGTGTTGCTCCGACCGCAATCGGATCGGCTGACATCGCTGACCTTTCGATCACAACCGCGAAGCTCGCCGACAACGCGGTGACGCAGATCAAGCTGCTCGATGCAATTGTCTCGAACGCGAAGCTGGTCGACGGCGCGGTCAACGCGGTGAAGATCGCGACCGGAGCGATCACCGAGATCAAGATCGACACGTCAGCGGTGACTGCGGACAAGATCGCGGTCAGCGCCGTGACGACCACGAAGCTCGCGGCCAGCGCGGTCGAGGCTGACAAGATCGCAGCGAACGCGGTCGTGGCCGGTAAGATCGCTGCCAACGCAGTGACAGCCGGAACGATCGCGGCAAACGCCGTAACGGCTGGGACGATTAACGCGGGCGCGGTGACGGCGGGAACCATCGCGGCAGGCGCGGTCACGGCGACGACCATCGGCGCAAACGAGATCATCACGAACACGGCGAACATTGCCGACGCGACGATCCTGTCCGCGAAGATCGCGTCGCTTGCGGCCAACAAGATCAGTGCCGGGACGCTGAACGCGATGACGTTGACAGCGGCAAAGACAGCGACCGACACGGAGTTCTTCAACACGGGCACGACAAACTCAACCTTCCCCTCGGTTGCGTATCAGCAGCACGAGGACAGCACGGTGCGTACTAGCCTCGGCGTCAGCGGAACAGTCGTGCCGCTTACAACCTTCTATGGCTGGGCTACAGGGACGGGATTCGTGAACGACCGCTACGGCAAATCGAACATGAATTTTATCTCGATGTGCAACGCTGGCGGCACCGTCGCGACCGGCTCGTACCTCGATCTTGAAATCGTATACCAGCTCAACGGTGGCGCGGTCGTGCAGGTCACCCCATTCGCTTCGCGTGCGCTCGACGACAACGGATCGCTGAATCTTTCTGGCGGTCTGAACCTGACGGGACTCACGAGCACCGATCAGGTGACCTTCGGCATCCGTGCAAAGTCGGACGACAACACGACTTCGCTCAACGTCGTTAGCCTTGTGACACTCGCGATCAATGTATGACGCGGCTGAAATCACATCGAGCCTCTGTGCAAGAGGAAATCGATATGATCTTTGACGACGATGAATTCGACTACCCGGAGTTTCTTCGGCTGATCACATGACCACAAAAAACAAGCAGTGGAGTTTCGAGGAAGTCTCCCGCAACGTCCACCGCTTCGCGGTCGATCTGCGTCACGTCGGCGACGAGCAGTACTTCCTTTTGCAGAGCGACGTGCACTGGGACAATCCGCATTGCGACCGCGCGATGCTCAAGCGGCATCTCGATCTTGCACTCCAGCGCAACGCGCCGGTGATTGATGTCGGCGACTTCTTCTGCGCGATGCAGGGCAAGTTCGACAAGCGTTCAAATAAGAATGACATTCGCGCCGAGCACCAGAAGGGCGACTACCTCGACGCGCTGGTAAAAACGGCAGCGAGTTACCTCGAACCCTACGCGCCGATCCTGACCATGCGAGGGTGGGGCAATCACGAGACCGCGATGCTCAAGAATCACGAGACTGATCTGACCGAGCGGCTCGTCGAGCGATTGCGCGCGAAGGGCGCGGCGAACATTCGGCACGGAGGATTCTCCGGCTTCATCCGATTCAGCGTCACCCTGCGCGGGACGCGAAACGACGTGCTCACCTATCACTACCACCACGGCTACGGCGGCGGCGGACCTGTGACTCGCGGCGTCATCCAAACGAATCGCATGGCGGTGTATCTCGCTGACGCGGACATCGTGCACACGGGTCACACACACGACGCGTGGCAAGTATCCATTTCTCGAATACGCCTAAACATTTCAAACGTCGTGGAGCACACGAGGCAAGTCCACGTTCGCACCGCCGGGTACAAAGAGGAGCACGGCGATGGATACGGCGGCTGGCACATCGAGCGAGGCGGACCACCAAAGCCGGTCGGCGCTGCGTGGCTGAGGCTCTATCATGTCACGGGCGGCAAGGTTGATTTTGAGATCACCGAGGCACGGTGACGGAATTTCGAACAGTCCTAAGTCTTTGATAATCAAAGGATAGGGCGAGCGTCTGTTAAAATGTGCGAATAGTCTTTACCCGGGAAGCGGATCATGTAGAGTCATGGTATAAGAGGGAATTAACCCTCGCAACCGCACACATGAAAAACACGATCAAGACCCGCACTGTTCAGTTCTCCTACGGCCTCGTCAAAGACGCCTCGCTCAAGGTTCCGGTCGGCAGCTACTGCATCCACGACATCGTCGTTCTCATCCGCGAGAGCTACCTCGACTGGGCGTTCCGTCCTGAAAACAACACCTTGATGTCGGACGAGGTGCTGACCAGCAGCATCGGTCAGGCGCACTTCGTAGCCGGTGCGCTCGGAGGCTACAAGCCGCGCATTTCCGCCGAGACATACTGGATGGTCGAGGAGAGTGTCAAAGACGATTGGTCGATGGCGATGGCCGTTGCCCGCTACCGGATGCCCGGTGCGACGCTCGGAGAGATATATCTCCGCGCCAGCAAGAATGAAGTCCTTGACGATTACACGCGCAAGAACCTCGCGATCATGGCGAGTCCAGAAGTTCAGGCGATGCTTGCCTAACCAATCTCACCCCGGCGGGGAAGTCACTAACCCGCCAACCTCAACACACACACATGACAATCATAACGACAGAGTACGAGGTGCGCGCCCTCGATCAGCACGGCGACGCGCAGGACGTCAGGCAGTACGAGACGCAAGCCGAGGCACTAGCAGACGCGCCTGCCGTCCTCGGTGACGAGATCGTAGCATGGGTCGTCGAGAAGCACGTCACGAACAGACCCGCAATCCCCGATTTGAACCGGTACACGACCATCGCGACAGGCGGGAGCCGCGAGGCTCTTGTAGAGGGCGGGTGGGTGGTCGCGGAGGTAGCGTCATGAGCCCTACCGCTCTGTTCACCCACGCCCTCGTCCTCGCGCTCCTCGCGCCAGATCAACAGCGCGCCGACCGCGCCGTTGCGATGGCCGAAGAAATCGCCGCCAACCTAACACCTAAACAGATCGCCAGCGCAAAGCGCGAGGCGGTCAGACTCGCACAAGCATGAACAAGCGCACCATCAACGCCGCGATCCGCCGAGCTGGTCTCGACGTCGAGATTCAGAACAACCGCGACGGGTATTCATATTTTACCTCGACGACGACCGGCGGACAGGTCGGCGACTCGGTCATGGTTTGCTACCTCTACCAGCAGACCGTCGCGGAGTGGGTCAACGACGCCGGGCACGCGATTACTCAGGAGGCCGCGTCATGAACCGCACGCTCCTCCTCCTCGCGCTCGCGGTCTCCGCGCACGCCGCGCCTCCCGATTCGTTTTGGCGCGCGCTTCATCTCGTCGAGACGTCCGGGCGTCACGGGCCTATCGTCGGCGACGGTGGTGCCGCGCTGGGTCCGCTCCAGATCCACCGCTCGTTTCACTCCGATAGCCGAGTGCCGGGCGCTTACGAGCGCGTGGCGGATCTCGAATATTCAAAGCGCGTCGCGACCGCCTATTTCAAGAGATGGGCGCCGGAGGCTTACGCTAAGGGCCATGTCGAGATCCTCGCGAGAGTGTTCAACGGCGGGCCGCGAGGCGCGAGTAAACCGGCCACGCTCGGCTACGGGCGCAAGGTCGCGGCTCTGACGCGGGGGGCGAAATGAAGCTCTCGCAAAAACAGATCGTGGAGGCTCTCGTTCGGGCCATCAACAAGGAGCAGCCGCTCAAGACGGCGGCGTACGACTGCGGGATCAGCACGAGTCAGGGGTATCGAGTCGTCACCGGACTCGGGTATCGCTCTACCCTGCTCAATCTTTCCGAGATGGAAGTGATCAGAAAACTCAGAACACAAAACACATGATTACCGACACACAGTTCCGCGAGCTTTTGCTCGAACTCCGCGAGATCCGTCTCGCTCTCCAGTCGCGGCAGACGCCGCTCCCGCAGGCTCCCGCGCCTGCTAAGACCTCGACCTCGACCACCACGCGCACGCCTGACTCGCTCCCAATGCCGACCACGGTGATCGAGCGGGCGGGCGAGGTCGCCGTGCACTTCGGAAAGAACGCGGGCACGTCGATCTCGCAACTGGGCGACAAGCAGTTGCTCTGGTACGGCAGCGACCGCGAGCCGCAGCTCAAGAAAGACGGCACGCCGTTCCCTCCGCGCGACGCCGACGTGCTTCTCCAGAACGCTTGCCGGACGCTCTGGCACGAACGGGCGGGCACGCTGCCGTCCTCCGCTCCGGCTCCCGCCGTTCTCGATCAGGCTCCCGCGCTCGCGGGCGACGAAGAGGTGCCGTTCTAATCTGTCAGAGTCACAAACAAAAAACCCCTCGCCGGGTTAACGACGAGGGGGCAAAACACAAAACACACACACAGAGCTAACATGAGTATTGAAAACGTCAAAACAGAGAACATCAATCCACTCGCGCCGACCACGGTCGATGCGACGCAACCAAAAGGACAGATCGCGCTCGGAGCGCAGGGAGTTCAACTCGCCTCAATCGACGAGGCTTTCCGCTTCGCCCGTGCCGTAGTCGCTTCCGGCTTCGCGCCGAAGGGGATGGAAAAACCCGAGAGTGTCATGATCGCGATTCAACTCGGCATGGAGCTGGGTCTTACGCCGATGGCTGCGCTGCAGAACACGGCAGTCATCAACGGGCGCCCGGCGATCTACGGTGACGCCGCGCTCGCGCTCGTTAGAGCCAGCGGTCTGCTCGACGCTTATGTCGAGAAAGAGATCGGCGAGCCGGGTAAGGATTCGCACGGCTACGAGGTCACCGTGACCCGCAAGGGCAGCGCAGCATCCTCGGAGACGTTCACCGTCGCCGACGCTAAGCTCGCGAAGCTCTGGGGCAAGCCGGGACCGTGGACGGATTATCCGCGCCGGATGCTGAAGTTCCGCGCGCGCGGGTTCATCCTGAGAGATCAATTCGGGGATGTCCTGAAGGGCCTGCGCACGGTCGAGGAAGCGCGCGACATCGCGCCCGAGATTAACGTCACGCTCTCGGAGAAACTCGCGTTCGGCCTTAGCGACGCGGTCGGAGGTGGAGCATGAGCGCGCCCGATTTGTCAGGTGGAAGAGCGTTCCCAACGCTATACATCGACCCAAATTTCGGGTCTGGTTACGACGGCATGAACCTGCGCGACTACTTCGCAGGGCAGGCTCTCGCCGGGACGCTCTCGAATCCGCACGCGGACTGGATGAAGTGCGATCTCAAGGATCACGCGGCATTTGCCTACGAGGTCGCCGACGACATGATCCGGCAGAAAAAGGAAGGGCCAATCGGATGAGCACCGCAACGGATCTCGCCGAGATGTTCCTCAAGAACCAGAAACCAAACCACGAACACGAAACCAACATGCAGATGAAGATCAACGAACACGAAATCAAAAAGTCAGCGGTAGTAAACACGGCGACGGAACAATTCCGCAGCTTACTCGAATCTCACTTCGAGGCGATCACGAAGGCGGCGACCGACAGCTTCATCGAGGACGACTCCGAGACGGAGCCGAAGGCAAAGGCGACGGTCAACATCGAGTGGGATTCGCTCGCGATGGCTCCGAAGATCAACGTGAAGATCGGATACAGCGTCCGGTTCAAAGACGAGTCCGAGACGATCATAGACCCGCTTCAGTCGAAGCTCGGCCTCGACGCGGAGGACAACGCGTGAACACCCTCCGGCGCACACTCGGCTGGATCGGCGGGGCAATCATGGTCGCGGTCTACGCGGTCATCCTCCTCGCTCTCTGGCCGTTTGTGCGTCGGACGGAATCACAACTCAAAGACGAAGCCGATGACAACTGAATCCATCGAACAGTACCACGCCAACCCGGCGATCTCGCACTCGAAGCTCGAATGCTATCGACGCCGCCCTGCTCTCTTTTTCAAGAAGTACATCGCTAAGAGCCTGCCGCAGTCCGAGGAGTCGAACGCGTTCCGGCTCGGCAGCGCAGTCCATTGCGCGATTCTCGAAGAGTCCACGTTTGCCGACCGCTACGCCGTTAAACCCGACTGCGATCGGCGCACGAAGGAGGGCAAAGCCGTGTTCGCTGACTGGTCTGCGCTCAACGTCGGCAAGACCTTCATCTCCGCCGAGGAACTCGTGCAGGTCATCGCG